TTACCATTAATATGCAATAAACTAGGAACGTAAAACTTTAAATGTCCATAGTCTCCATTTTCAGATCTTCCTTGAAAATCATTATAAAAGTCTCTACCGTAAAAATCTTCATATTGATATATAGATTCTGTATTATGAGTTATACCAGCTAAAATCCAAGTTCTATCAGAAGAAACAATCATTTGTCTTGGTGATGCTGTTAAATCTTCTACGTAAGTTTTCCAAAGATCAATACTCCAATATGTATCACTACTTTGTACTGGATTTACTGATTGATAACATAAGTAAGATAATTTCTTACCATTAGCAGACATCTCTTTTAATATCTCAGCTCTATAATAATGAACCCAAGCTTTTATTTGTCTATTAGATATATCTGACTCACTATTAGAACTACCAGCAGCAGCAATATTCTTAATATTATATACTATTTCATTTAATGTTGCCATATATCTACAAAAGTAATTTAATTTACGCTTAAAAACAACAATAGGCCAAACATCCTAAGACGATTAAACCTATTATTGCGCAGGGAGCAAAAAAGCTCTTTATATTGGTTTGCTCTGCTCTGTCTCAATTTGTTGAAACTGTATGCCTGCACCTTCAATATTCCCTATCATTTTTCTAACTGTTATATCAATAATTTCTCTTTGATATAATTCTTTTAACGCATCTTGTGGATTGTTATCAAAACATTCGCTGTGATCTTTAAACACTAAACAATTATAACGATATTTTCCAGGATTAGTTACATCTGCGTCTGCCGCTGGAATGCTTGGGCTAAAACCTATATAAGTTGATGTAGCATCTTGCCTTACATAAGCAATAGGATCTTCTGTTGTAGCCTTATTAAAAGGATCAGAAGAGTATAGCCTATCATAAAAATCTTTAACGCCAACTATTTTAGCTTGATTACCGTCTGAATAAGAAACAGAATTATAAACTAAACTAATTTGTATTAAGTGTACATAATTATCTGGCAAACGCGCTGCAGCTACTTCCCAAGTATCATCTGTGTTATTTTTACCAGAATAATATATAAAAGAAGCTAAAGCATCCCTAGAAACTTGTTCTTGTTCGTAAAATTGATAATGACCATTTATAAAAGCACTAATAGCTTGATCTATAAACATATTTTTTTCATCGTCAGTAAAATATGGTTGATCTACTTTATCTAATAGCATGTCTATTAAATCGTGTGCCTCGTCTAAATTCATTATTTTTTACTTTTAACAGGTTTTTCGTTATTAGCAGAAACCAATTCTTTTGGCTCATTGCCTCTTAGCTGGTTTTTAAGCAACGCCATTATATCAGCGTTATCTTTTAACCACATTATACTTTGATCTTCTGTAAGCCCAATTGTAGTGCTACCATACTTGTATACTCCATTAACTCTAACAAAGATATTTTCTGATATACAGTTTTTAATAAATATTTTAAAAGGTGCGTCTGCATCATTTAAATATTCAAGAAATCTTTTAGGACTATCACTTGCAAAAGATATAACCTTTGCTTTTCTAATATTATCATCCCAATCTCCATTAAGACCAATTAATCTACAAATGTTTTCTATTTCTTTTTTAGATAACATTGCAGCAGCAGTAACTGAATCAGCTTTTGCTAAAGCTATTTCTGCTTGTGCATTTTCTTTAGCAGACATATCTTCAATAACAAAACCTTTGTTAATTAAAGGATGGTCTTTTAGAAATTCATATACTTTTTTGTCTTCTTCGTCATTAATATCTAACGATAAAACAGCTTGGAACATTTCATATCCAGTTGTTTTAATTCCATTAGGATCAATTAGTTCAATAATTTTTCCTTTTCTGTTTTTGTAAGTACCAAACTTACAGTAATTAAACTTTGATGGTTGTGTTGATTTAATTAATACTACGTGTTTCATTTTTATAATTTTTTGTTAATACTCCCTTACTTTAAATTTGTTGGATTACCTTGTTTAGCTTTATAAACCTTTCCATTGTTAATCCAAGTTTTATTAGCTGAATTATTCAGCCACTTTAATCCACCACTACCTTTTACGCTAATGTGGAATGCTCTTTCTTCTACTTGCGTTGGTTCGTCTGTAATTTCTACAACCTTGCCGTCTCTTACTCCGTATCTTCTTGTCATATTGCAAATATAAGAATAATGGAGGGCACAAGGCCCTCCGTCATTCAAATTATTAATTATGCAGAAGCAGCTCCAACTAAATGAACAGTACCAACAGCAGTTGCTATTTGTCCAGATAAATGCCAGTTTACTCCATCACAAACTACAGAAAGTCTTAAACCTTCACAAGTTTGAGCTACAGATCCATCAACAGTAATTTTAGAAATACCATTAAAAGCAACTACTGTAGAGTTAGCAGCAAGTGTAACTATACCTCCATATATATCAGTAGCATCTAATCCTGTAGATATACTAAAATCTGCATCATCATCAGAATTTACTAAAAAACAAAAATCAAAGTATACTCCAGCAGAACTAGCAGCAGCAGGTAATGTTAAAGCAACATTATTATCTGCAGTAGCCATATTTACAGTAAACAATGTTCCTGATTCTACAGTTGTTAAAGTTCTAGTTACAGCAGCAGCATTTGTAAGTGCCTCTACTGGTCTAGCTAATCTCATGTGAGGTGTAAATTTCGCCTCTTCGCCTGCACTTAAACTTCCATTAGATACATCTGTACCTGTTGTAAAAGTTGCTATTGCAGAACGCAGTTTGTTAAAATCAAATTTTAAAGCCATTTTTTTTATTTTAATTATTAAATATTAAAGTATTAACGTTGAAGCTTCTCTTCCGTCAATACCAGTTAAGTGATTATTGGGAGGGTTTCCCCTCCCTTTAATCGTTAGTTACTAGTTAGCGCTATAAGATGCAACCGCTGAAATATCAGCAATAGCAAAATTGCCAGCAACAGAATCACCTATAGTGATAACTCCTGTTCCTGTTTGGGCAATTCTTGCAACTTCTTTTGCAACATCATATTGTTTACCGCTTGTTACAGTTAATATCGCGTTACCTGAAGTATTGTCATCACCTGAAAAATGAACTTTAACAGATGTTGCGCTAACTATCTCAATGTGTTGAATATTATCTCCACTCACATAAGCACCATCAGTAGCGCTTACAATGAATCCTAAAAAATTTCTAGCCATAATATAAATGTTTTGTATTACGATGCGGATAAAATTCCACAAGATAATGGGTTACGAACTATGATTCCAGATTCAGACATAACGTGACACTCAAACTTGTCATCAGCGTTAGCAGCCATCATTGATTTTTGATCGTAAGGGTTGATCATACCAGCAACGTATTTCTTAGTGAAACTACGGTTAGCACCTTCAGCACCTTTAGTAATCAATTCAATGTTAGATATACCTGAAGTCTTACCGAAGTCAAGGAATACCATCTTAGCAGATTCTTTTAATCTGTTATCTCCAAATGCGTTAGTACCTGAAGTAGAACTGTGAACGTTTGAATCATCAAACACAGGACAGTAAGCCATTGTAAGCTTATTTCCTAATGCTTCGTAAGATACAAAGTTACCTCCTAAAGATACATCACCGCTTACACCAGACATTGAACCACCTGTGAAAGATCCAGAAGGAGCAATCAATAAGTCTTTCATTGCTTTGTGGAAAGCTAATCTACCTTCAGTACCAGTAAATACAACCCACTCGTTACCTTCAGCGTTAGTAGCATTCAAAGAAAGCTTAGCTAAAAATTCAGTAATGATGTCTTCAGTTAAAGCACCTAATGTATAAGAAGCTTGGTTAGAAGAATCAATTTGAGCAAGTAGTCCATCACCAGTTACAATACTTGAAGCTTGTGTACCAGAAGTACCTAAAGCAGAAGAAGTAATTGCACCAGGACGTGGAACAGTAGTATCAGTTACAGAAGAACGTCCATACCATCTTTGTAGCTCTTGCTGATACATGTACTCATCCATCATCATTTGCTCTTTAGAGAAGTACCATAGTCTGTGACCATTGTTCTCAATCCAAGTAACGTCTGTCATATCTTTACCAGTTACAGAACATTTCTTACGCATTGTAGTAAGGTAGTTCTTGTAAGTAGAAGGATAAGCATAGTTTTCACCTACATCAGATCCGTTAGAACCATTAGGGAAAGCAGATCCAATAGAAGCAATAATAGCTTCATCAGCAACGTCAGTTGATAATAAAGGCTGAGCTAAAGCTCCAACCATTTCGAATTTTACAACTCTATCTCCAGCAGCACCTTGACCTGAGTCATTGCTTCTTGGATCTTCAACAACGATTGCAGTAGCTCCAGATTGGAATCTTACCATATCAAATTTGTTCAAGAAATCTGGAGTTCTGCTAGAAGCAGTTCCATCCATAAGGATTTCAAATACATCACCATCTGCATCTCCAGCATCAAGAATAACACCTGTTGAAGCTGTTGGTGAAGAAGTAAAAGCAGTATCCGCAGATACACCTTTAAAGAATCCTGTACTAAAAGAAGGAGCGTTGTAACGTCCCATTACTTTCCATTCGAAAGAATTGTCTCCTAATACTTTTTCACTTGCATAACGACCAGTTCTTTCTAAAAGATAAGTCGCTGAATAACGAGGATACTGTTGAATTAACGTCTTCGCAATCTCTGGGTATTGCATAAGCGCTGTATTCAAAGCATTCTCTGGGCTTGTTCCAGAACCGAAAGTTCCAGTATATAATTTTGCCATTTTTTTTTACTTTAAATTAAACATTATTTTTAAATACACTTATTTTATTACTCCAGAATAATTACATTAGTTTTTTGGGCATCGCCCTAACTTAATATTTATTCTCTCATAAATGCGGAAGGATCAAATCCAGACCTCTTTGCATTGGTCTTAACTCTATTCTTACCGCTAAGGCTAGGAGAAGTAATATCATTCAATATTGAAGCTTTACCATCTTCTAAACCTTGGGAGCGCAAAATCTTAGCAAATTTGTCTTTAAACAGCATAAACATAGCTACCTCAGAAGCATTGTCGTGAGAGTTCCATATGTCATCAGCCATTTTACCAGACGTAATATACTTATAAGCATCTTGCGCTTGATCTTTAGTCACTCTACCTCCCATGAATGTTTCAAGAGATTTTAAGTGACCTTGTAATTCTTTTTTATTCTTATCTACTTTTTCTTTAGCAGACATTGATTCTTGTTGTTTTTCTTTGTAGAATTTTTGTTTTTCTTTTTCTACAGCAGAATTAAGTTGTCTTTTAATTCTATAAGCTTCTCTTTTAAGAACTCCAGAATCTTCCATTTTATCAATAGCTTCCTCTATTTCAAATTCTTCCATACCATCAGTCTTCATTTCAGCAGCAACTAATTCTCTGTCACTATAAGATAAGTATTCATTCAACTTATCTAAAACTTCGTTCTTAGGCTGCTCAATAAATGGTGAGTTAAGAGCTTTTATAATATCTTCTTTAGATGTGTCTGCTGACAAGCCAAGTTCTTTAGCAAATCTACCCCACTCTAATTCTCCCTCTTTTTCATCAGCCTCCACTTCTTCTGTAGACTCGGCTTTAGCAGGAGCGTCCCAGTCTTCATCGACTTCTTCAATGACTTCTGGTTCTTCTTCTTTTTGTTCAACCTCAATGCTATCCCAAGCGAATCCATTTTCATCTGTTTCAGATTCTTCAGATACGTTTTGAGTTTCTTCAAATTTTTCAGCAGCTTCTTCATTGTACTTACCTTGAAATTGTTCTAACGGTTGATCCGATGCAAAAGCTTTAGGATCAAATCCTGGAGCTTCAGCTGTTTCGTTACTTGTTTCTTCTGTTGTAGGAGTTTCTGTTGAAACCTCATCTACTAAATTACTTTGTTCTTCTGACATACTTTATAGTTTTTTTTGTTCCCAATTTTGCAAATATACTAAGAATTTTTTATTATATCTTGTATTTGTTTTTTACGGTCTTCCGTAACAGGTTGATTTGCTTCAGCATCCTGGCCTTTATCTTCTAGTTTTTGTTCTTGTTCTAATCTTTTATTTAAAAATAATTGCTTGTTTTTAACTTGATGTGCAACATCTGACATTTCTCTTGCATCATCAGATTTCATATCTGCAATTTTAAGATCTGTTTCAGATTGTATTTGTGCAACTTGTATCTTAGCCTCGTTTTTAACTTGCTCTAATTGTACTTGTTGTTCAAATGCTGCTTGAGCCTGTTCAGCTTGTGCTTGCATCATTGCTTGTTGCTGTTCTTGTTGTTGAGCTTCATTAGCTTTCATTTCATCCATAGCTCTTTCAAGTATATGTTCAGCTTCAGTAAATGTATCAGCTTTAAATACTTTAATAACATCTAATAAAGTAACCTGACCACCTTGTACAGCAGATTGCGCTATTTGTTGTAATGACTGACGTAATGCATCATCTTTACCAGAGTCTCCAATAAATATACCATAATCTTGTAAAGCTACATCAGGCATAACACTTAAAAATTTAAATGCACCATCACCTAAGATATAAGAAGCTTTTTTACCTCCAGCCCAACAAACTTTCATAAGATTAGTAACTCTTTCGAATATACGCTTCTTAACCATTGCGTGTGAGTAGAATAAGCTTTCTGTAATTGTAGCAGATTGTATTACACTACGTTGTACGTTTCCTACATATTCATATTGTCCAACAGCTCCTTCACGTTGAGGTGATACACCAGATATTTGTCCAGCCGTTTGCTCAAGCATCATTTTTAGATTGATAAGCTGTTGTACAGATTGACTAAGAGTAAAATCTACTTGGCTAAACTGATTAAAGCTATTGACCTGTCCTCCTTCGTCTTTAGAGTTAATTGGAATAATACCATCTGTTTTTAAATGATACAATACGCTTTGCATATCCATACCTAAATTTGTAGGTAATTGTGAAACATCATATACTACAGCTTTACCACCAGAACGAGCTAACGCTAATTCAATTTGGTACATAACTACGTTATACAACATCTGTATATTCTTTAGTAAATCTACCATAGATACAGATCTACCAGTAGTATTATTTCTAATACATCCTACGTAAGATAGTTGTGTAGTACCAGCATCATCTACTGATCTTATTTGATTAGGCCTACGTCTAGCTTGAACTAAAATCTTACCACCAATTTTAGTAGCTTCCCAAATATCATCTACATATTTAGTCTTAATATTGTCTTTTTTCTTTGCTTTATAATCATCAGAAACTTGTTTCATAAAAGGTCTTTCTGGATTATACTTATTTTCAGATACCTTAAACTTTAAAGTTTTAATTGATTTCCACTCTATAGATACTACTCTTATTTTTACTTCTTGTCCCTCCTGGTAGTCTATCCAATCAAATGATGAATTATAATTAGCTAAATCATCATAGCTTCCAATTTGATACATAGCAGATAACTCTTGCATATGCTCTTGCGTAAGCTCATCTCTGTACTCGTCTAGTATTTCAGTATAAGATAAATATCTTTCTTCACCTACCCAAGCTGAATCATCTAAGTAATCTGATGTAGTACTTGTTTCATATATAACACTTCTAGGATCTACTCTTCTAACAAATGGATCTCCATTATGATCGTAAATTCTAAAAAATTCTTTACCAGTAACTAATAAATCTCTAAAGCCTTCTTTAAATAAATCTACGTAATTATATTTTTGTATTAAGTATTCTAAACCATCTTGTGCAGTTTCTTCAACCATTTCTCTATAGTTGTATTTCATGTATACATCTATATCTTCAGGTAACTCCATGTCAGTAACAGAAGGAACTTCTATTCCAGTTTGTGAAAAAAAGTCTTTATGTATTTCTTCAGTTAGCTCTTTCATTATAAGACTAACCTTTACATCTTCCTTTCTTAATACAGCCTCTTTGTTTGTAGTGCTTACCTTAACGTCTATTGGTCTTCTAAGATCTTCTCCTACAAGTAAATCTATTTTTGGTGAGATAATAGGGTAGTTAACTAATCTAGCTGGATATGACATTCCATACTGTTCAGTTATATATTTAAAATCATCTAATTCTATTTCACCATTATATATATTGTAGTTTTGTATATCATTTACTCTAGAACTCTTATGAGGTGAGTCACTATAAGACATATAACCAATTATAGCATTAATCCATGATTCACACCATTCATCTGTCTTTTCAGACTCTGTAACATATTGTGCTGGAAATTTTGACTTTGTACTATTATACATAACTACTTAATAATTTTTGGTAAACCATTTCGATCTAACTGATAATATTTAAAACCTACGTCTATTGTTTCTGCTTCTACAGTTTTTGCTTGTATTCTATAATTATCAACATTATGTATAAGACATAAACCAAATGCAATAGCACGGTCAGTATTTCTTGTACCATAAGATGATAGTTCTTCTATCAAATCTAAAAACCATATATCCTCAACGTTTTCTCTAATATAATCACTCATTAGATCTTCCATTAAGGATTTAACTTGTTTATTCATATGCACTCCGTATCTATTTCTTGTTTTTGTACCAGGATTGTGTGCTGATTCTGGTTTTTCTTTTAGATATTTTAATGCATTCATTCTTTTAAAATAGTCTAGTATACCAATCTTAGTATATTCAACTAACATTCTAGCGTTATAATATACAGCTAACTTTAAACATCCGTCCCAAAAATCTTCTTTTTTCTCTGGTCTATCTGTGTATTCAGCAACTATATAATCACTAGGCTTATCTGTGTCTACAAATCTACGATAAATTATTGCACTTCCCAAAGAGTCAGATGCACCTGCTTGATCTTGATCATAAGAGTCAATTCCACCTATGTCTAAATCTTTATAATCTGGTTCTGGATGATGTAAGATTCTAAATGGGCCATCAGGATGAGGTCTCCACTTAACTACATACTCTTCGTTTTGATCAAAGTCCCAGTCAAGATTACCTCTTTGTATTTGACTTCTATAATCTTTATTAGCTAGTATCCTAGACCTCTGTGCGTTTAATAATGAGTTATCAAACCTTGCAGTCTTAGTATTTAAAAATGCTTCCTGTATTGTTAATGGGTAGTTTTGTATGTGTAAGTTAAATGCTTCCCTATCTCCAGAATTTATAATTACTTCTCTGTCTTCAAGCAAAGTATCTTCAGCTTCTTTAACTTTTTCCTCTCCTGTTTCTACGTCAAAGAAACCATAGTATGCTCTAGACGCTGGTATAAACATCGGTATAAGATTATAAGCGTCAGACTCATAATACATATCCATAAAATCTTTTGAGGCTTTGCTAATGTCACCACCAGTACCTCCTATGACTGGAACACCAAACTGTTTGTTCCCATCCATAAAACAAGCCTTAGAAGACATATAAGCATTTTTCAAATGTTTAAACTCACCTGCTTCTTCGAATACCATTAAAGAAACACGCTCACCTTTGAATACCTCTGGATTATCCATCGTTCTACATATAATAGTTGATTGATAACCGCCTACTTCCCATTTACCATCTTTATTCTTTTGTTTATATCCAGAACGCAATATACCGTCTGTATCTTTTAAAAAAGAATGTTTAAAGTTAGAATGTAATCCATTAAGACCTTTTTTTGTTTTGTCAAAGAAAGCGTCAGCTGTTGCCTGCAATCCTGCTGCAATGCCTACATCATTAAATGGAAAGAAAGTATATTCGTGTGAAATCATACCAGAGTTCATGTAACTAAAGCCTTTATCCCTTGCTTTAATAACAATCATTCCTTTCTCCTCTTTTTTACAAGTTTCAAATAAATCAAAGTATTCATGATCCATTTGCCTGTACCAAGGACTGATTAAAGTTTTACGTGATCCAAGAGTACCATCGTTACCAAGTATCTTGTAGTAGTTTAAATAAAAATAGTATTTACCAGAAATCCAATTCATACCCTTTGGCTTAAATCCATTAATGCATCTATCAAGTTCTTGTTCCCAATATTCTTGATAAGCTACAGATTCTTGATTTAAGTCAGGATGACCGTTATTAATAACTGGTCTGTATCTTTGAGGATCCTGCTTTGCTCTAGCCATATTTTATTCTTCTATTCTTTTGTGTCTTGCCTAAACCAAACGGATCTTTCGGATCTTGTTTTTGATCTAGCTTAGCATGATATTCTTCGTCTATGCTTGATCCGTGTACACTTTTAGCATACGCATCTATTTTTTTAGCTTCGTTAAATTTACCAAGCTTCATAGCTTTATTGTATCTATAACGTAAGCTTTGTAATTTAGCTGGTTTTCTAGCCATTAATCAAGCTGACCATATCTACCACCGTCTGACATCTTATACTTCATGCCTTTCATGGCTTTCTTTTTCTTGCCTTTGTTACTAAGCATTTTAAAATCTGCGCCAGTTAGTTGACCGTCTTTATTCATGTCAAGCTTAGCTTGTCCACCTTTTAAATATTTTTTCTTTTTACCGTACATAATTATTTAATATTAAAATCCATACATTTTTTTAAACCTTTCCATTGGAGGCAAATCCATTATACCACCCTCTTTCATTTCAGATGGTCTTGATAAATTATTTACAAGCCCTAGCTTATAAAGTTCTTTTATTTTTTCTTGATCATCAAGATCTTGATCTGCCATTATTTTAGCAGCATCTTCATTCATTTCTATTTCTAGTATGTCTTCTCCTAATTTAGTTTTAATTGTCTTTGCCATGTCTATTTAATATTATTTTGCATTTCTTTTTTATTTTCTAAGAACGAGAGTTTCTTGTCCCCAACAATCTTTTGACGCTCCCCTCGTCTTTCTATTGCATCTACAAGAGTCTGTCTGGTTTTGTATATTTTCTCAATACCAATCATAATCTTCTGCAATCCTTCAGCAGTCTCTTCATCTATATGCATATTGTTCATATAGGTAGTAAACTGACTGATCTTTAAATTAAATGCAATTAGTTGTTCGTCTAATGGATCAAACTGTAGTTGCTTATATTTATCTACGGCAGCTAGTATTTCAGGTCTTTTAGTTCCAAACCATTCATACTTATCGTATAAATCTTTGCTCACCGCTTTTTTTCTTTCAGCTTCAGTAAAGTGTCTGTAAGGACTATCATAGTCACAAACTAACGCAACCCATTTTAATGCTGTTGCTCCCAGTTTATCTGCTTTTAGAATATTTACAAACTCAGGTACGCCTGTTATGCCGTCATCATCCTTGTAAACATCTCCCTTTCTGTCTAACTTAAGTAGATACATATGTGCAAAAATACTTTATTCTCCGTGATATTCCAAATGGTATTTAAGTATCCAATTTTCCTTTATAGTATTTGTGTATATTATTTTATTAATTACATCAAACTCCATATCTTCAATATCTTCATCCATAAACTCTTCATCGTAAAACAAATCATCTAAAGTTTCATAATACTTTTCTAATATATAAGTATCATCTACAATATAAACCCTACCTAACTTACTAAAAAAATTATGACGCATGCGACAAATATAATAAAAAAAAGGGCGAAGCCCTCGAAATTTTTCTATACCAAAATCAAAGATTTTAATATCTCAAAAGGATTTAAGGGCGTGTTGCAATCAAGCTCAGCCCTACCTTATTACTAAACAAATGAGTTAAAATATGGATTAGATCCATACATAGAATTTCTTTTTTGCATTCCTAGTTGTTGAGCTAATTTTTTATTAGGCATCATACTATTGTTTGCTGTTTGTGTAGGAAAATTTCTACGACTAATGTTTCTATTAGGATCTATTAATGGTTTTGCTTTTTGCGGATTTCTTAATCTTGCAGAAGGAACCATAGGTGCTATATTACCATCATTTCCTAATTGATATTCTCTCATCTGTTCAAATATATTTTTTCTTTTTTCCATTTTATCTTGGTTTATATATGTAAGGTGTTGAACCTGGTGTTACTCTTATTTCATTTCTTGGCTGCACGTAACTAATACCTTTATTAGTAGCATCATCATAACTTCCTTTAAAAGAAGCTCTGTTACCATCCTTCTCTACTTTCTTATGTCCCTGTAACCATAAGTCTACTAAAGGCATTTTACCTGTAGCAAAGTCAGCTAACTTAGCTGGGCCTTCTATCATATTAGCATAGAATAATGCATACTGTTGATCTGAGTTTAAGTTTTCAGCAGAGCTTGCATTAATGATTTCAGGATCTACTTGCTTGCCTAATGTATTAGCTACGTTAATATATCTTTGAATTGCAGTTTCTAAAGATCCAGAACCCCCACTTGCCTTAGACTCAAACTGAAACATACCCCTTCCTGGCCCATCATAGAGTGTACCATCCTTTCTTTCTGATATTTGTATAGCAGTAGGATCCATTCTTTGCTGTGCTCCACTTTCATGATAAGCTATATTATCAGCAGCTCCTTGCCATAAACTAGTTGTACCACCTCTTGTTTTTACTAAGTAGTCTTCCAAAAAATCATCATTAAGATATTGCTCTTGCTGTGTTTCTGGTGACGTATTTCTTAACTCTGTTTTACCAAGAGCTAGAAACTCATTTAATAATGATGTCTTCTGTGACGTATAATCACTTACTCTTGTAGCTGGTTGCTGTTGCGACATTAAGTATTCTTCTTCTTCCATTATTTTTTATTTTTTCTTTCTTGTTCTGCTAGTTTGCTAAACTTAGAAAACAATGATATTTTAGACGGAAACCTAGGATTTAATGGATCACCGCTAAACATATCGTCATATAGCCACTCTTCAGGAAGCTCAGGTTTTTTAAATACTTTTCCGTTTTCTATGTAATATTCATTAGCATAAGGGCCTGTAGTGTATTCCGTAGAATTAGGATTTGCTCCTATTATCTGCGTTCCTGGTTGACTTTTAGCGTCATTATATACTTTTTCTACAAGAGAAATTGGACTATAAATATGGTTTGCAAATTCTGCCACCTCACTTATCTGGTCTAAAGTACTTCCTATTGTTTTAAATGCTTTACTTTTTTTAGCAGCATTAAAAAACCTTTTTACTTTACTGGCACTACTAAGATTACTTATCGTTCCGTACCTATTTAATATTATTTTAGGCCCACCCATATACTTAAGCATACCAGATCCTCCAATAACCTTATTAGATATTTCTTCTTCAGTCATTGGTCTTAGTGTATAATCTTGAACAGTAGCCTCTGGCAACATATAAGGCCCATACTGAATATCTTCTTCATCCATAGATGCAAATATACTATAATATTTTTTTTTATTTATATTTTTCAGGGAGTGATACTTTATGCTAATTAACCCCTCCCTCACTCCAAACTTTTTACATCCCCGTGTAACCTAGATTGGACTACATAGGTTAATTGCATAATGTCTGCATGTACTTAACCTATTCAACTAATAGCAGACTCAATAACAATACTATGTCATTATTTAAATCATTAAAAGAATTAACAGTAGCAACAGTACAATTAGCAAAGGAAGATAAAACATTCCGTAAAGAACTTGCTATTGCAACAGTAACATCACCTATATGGATTGCTAAAGTAAACATAGACTTTATAGATACTGTAACAGGAGCTACTAAAAACCTAGAAAATGCTTGTGATAAGCTAGATCAGAAGACTAAACGTGGTATATACACAGATATGTCTGAAAAAGAAATCCAAGATTTCAAAGATTATGCTAAATCAAAAGAGTCAGAGACTCTATCATTCGATGCAAATGTATTCAATCAAGTGTTTAAAAACTACTCAGAATTAGTTAAGTAACTGATAATCAATTAATTAAGCGGTAACACCAAGAAATAGTGCGCTATAGTGTTAAACTAATTTATTTAAGTAACTAAGATGGTTAACCTTGAGGCGAAGAACTGTTGTTATTCTTTATAATAAAAGGTAACAAAGTAATTTGACCCCAAAGTTAGCCGTTTTTTACGACAAAGTCAAGTCCTTTCTGTCCACAAATGAGTATTTGTGCTGATGAGTTTAAAAAAACGAAACAGAAAACTACCCAAACACGGTTCGGTCATCGACAATAGATGTTAGCGTGTAATAACTATGAGACTAAGAATTAAATCTCGCAAGGTGTCAACAGCACCACAATGGATCAGTAAGTATCTACCTGCACACACAGCAACAGCTGATGAAATAGTGCAACGATACATGGACAATGAACTAAAGTTCATACCAAAACAAAAACGTAATGAAGAACTAAAAAGATTCATTACTAAGAAATGGTTACATAACATAAAAGTCCTAAACAAATTAGTAGACAAATATGTTACAATAGAAACATTTAATCCTTTAACAATTAAAAACAAGTAATATGAAATCACACAAATTCACGGCAAAGTATATCAAGGCATATACTAAACCAAACGGTAAAAATATAATTCGATTCTCTGACGAGAATGGAAATCAACGTATGATAATAGTCAACAAGGTTGAGAAAGCTGAGTTGCCTAAGTTACACCATTGGTATAACTGGGCTAACATATGCAAGATGAAGAACGTTACGGATAACTTCCGTACGTTCATGACTGAGCATTGCAGCTTCAAACAGATTGATGGCTACACTAACGTAACCTATGTAATGAATTTAAAATAATAATAAACAATAATAATAAACAATTATGAAAACTAACGAAGTTAGAGATTACCTGTTGTATGATAGATCAGCAACAGAACTAAAAGGTATGAAATTAACGTATCTGCAAGCAGCTACTAAAGATGATAACTGGGATCAATTCCTACTATCAGATGAGTATGATGACTTGCTATCGTCACTAAAAGTAAATCCATACGAGAGGGCACATCAAGCCTTCCGTAGGGAAGAAGCTCATACCATAATAAAATCAGTAGACAAGTCTACAATGAAAGTAACAATGTTGGACGGACAAACACGTACAGCTTTGTACTTTAATAATAATTTCTTTAAACTACAAGAATGGGTAAAAGAACAAAACGCTGGTTATAATAAACGTAAGCGTCAGTTCATTAACTCATACTTATCTAAGTTTAAGAACAGAAAACAAGTATCTAACTACCACCTGGCTACTAATAAGCTAAGTGACTTTATAGAGAAATAATGTGGACTTATATAATGATAGGGCTAGTCGTAATATACGGCTACGCCCTTTACGACTACAATAAAGATAGTATTAAAAAATCAATTAAAAATAATAAATCATGGTGAACGAAAAATCGGTAGATAGCTACCACCAATTACTAGAGTCTGGAACAATTAGTAAAAGACAAGCACAAGTATACGAAGCTATAATGACGCTTGAAAAATGTACTAACAGACAAATAGCTCAAGCTTTAGGCTGGGATATAAATAGAGTTACAGGTCGTGTATCAGAACTACGTGAAAAACACGTAATAATATATGCAGGAGACTACAAAGACTCTGAAACAAATAGAACAGTTAATCTATGGAAAATAAAATGAAAGATCCAATTAGTAAATGGGCTAACGAAGCTCAAAAAAGACAACAAGAAGCAATTCTTGTAACAACTGATTTTGCAGATCAAGGATTTGACGCTATACATGAATTGTATGAGGTTAATAAATACATAGAAACACGACTCGAAGAGTTGCGTAAAGACATAGAAACCTATGTCGATGAAAACTATGAGCCTACTATCATTGCTCGCTATGACGAGCTAACCAAAATCAAACACTTTATTAATAAATTAAATCAATAAACTATGCAATTAATTATGATGTCAGCTGCAACAGCAGCAGGTTTTTACTTTATCCTTAGAAAAGTAATGTCTAGAAAAATGTTTCTAAAAACTAACGTGTTATGGGATGTCCTACTAACACTTGGCTTACCACTATTGTTCATCGGAACATTTAGCGGTATGATAACAGCAATCCTTGCTGGACTAATGTTTACTATTGCAACTGGTGCAATGAAAAAATTAAATCAATAATAATTACAACTATGAATAATACTAAATTAATTAAAGGTAAGTTTCAATCATTCATTGATCCTAGAAACGGAACAAAAAAGATTAACGCACTAGTTAAACTACAAACACTAATAGATGCAGCCAACGAAGATGGTGAAGTAGCTATTACTATAATACCTCAAAAAGAGGAAAACATGGATAACAAAAGACACATACAAGCGTATGGTGATCACTATGCTATCCAGAATACACATTATGACGTTGCTAAAGGCAGGGCTATAAAGAAAGCTAAACAATTAGCTGAAGCAGTTATAATGAATCCTGAAATACAAGAGTTAGATGCTGAAGCATCTTTCTCTGAAGAACATTTAAACGCAATATATAATACTTATAATAATAGATAATATGACACATGAATTAGAAGAAAAAGGATACGATTACTGTATAAATGTAATCGAAAGTTGCACAACAACATATCACCTACAAGGAGCTATGAGGTTAGCAGAAAACTTTCTAACAATACATGGAGATAGAGCTATGGCTGACTATCTTATGTTAATGAATGCTATTTTAAATAAAGAAATGTCAATAAATTATGAGACAGGAGATTCTAAATAAACTTAGAGAATTACAGAAAACTGTAGAACAGTTTGATGAAACTAAATATAAGCGCAACGTAGGACACCTAAAGGTTGAGCTTAAATACAGATATAATAAACTAATAGATAAATTAAAACTAAAATAATATGGGACTAGATATGTATCTCAACAAGCAAACATACATTGGTGCGCATTATTCGCACAGAAATGTAAACGTTAAATTAATAGTTGAAAAAGACGGTAAACAAATAAATCTTGGTATTGAAAATACTAGACTAGAAAGCGTTACTGAAGAGTGTATGTATTGGAGAAAAGCCAATATGATACACAAATGGTTTGTAGACACAGTTCAAGATGGCGAAGATAATTGCGGATCTTATAGTGTTTCTATAGAACAGCTAGAAGAATTACAAAAATTATGCGCTAAAATAATTAATGATGAATCTAAAGCTGAAGAATGTTTACCAAGTCAAGAAGGATTCTTCTTTGGTGATACACATTACGATGAACATTATTTTGCTGAAATCAAATATACCTATGAAAAGTTAACTGAAATTATATCAAATCATGAATTAGTTGATGGGTTTTATGTAGACTATAATTATTCATCCTCCTGGTAATGAATTACGATAACTGGAAACTTCAAGCGCCTGAATACAATGATGATGTTACATCATGTTGTGGTGCTGAAGAGTATGTTAAAGAAAACTTAGCTGATGACAGCAAGATATATTATTGCTCTGAATGTGGAGACGATAATTACACGTATGAAATAATATGTGAAACAGAATATAACGAACGCAGACGAGAGGATGCACAAGAACATAATAGAGATGAAGAATAAAAGACATTTGTACAGTAGACTAACACTAGATGAAATGCATTTATATGCAAAATGGTTATTAGAAGAATGTAATGAACCTGTAGATGAAATTATGTGGTTGTTACATCATTGCATGGCACCAGATAAGGAACATATAACTGCACAGGTTAAAGAAGTTGTATTTCAATTAAATGATAATATAAAAGAGAGATAATGATTAAAGACACAAGAAAGTACTGGACTAAAGAAGTTGCAAAAAGACTTGAAGGTCGCACTATCGTTAAGATAGAATATATGCCTGAAGAAGAGGTAAAAGAATGGATGTGGTATAAAACACCAGTCGTAATACATCTTGACGATGGCGGTATGCTTATACCGTCTATGGATGATGAAGGTAATGATGGTGGTGCTATTATTACAAACTATGAAAAACTAGGAACAATACCTGTAATATGAAAGTTAAATTATATCAACGACAGGTCTACTATAAAGTAGGCGTAATCGAAATAGAGATTCCTAATTTGGAAGACTCTGATTTTACTACATGTCATCAATACCTTATGGATCATGAAGATCTGTGGGTAGATAAACTTGCAGAAAACATGGACAAAGGTCCATTAAATCACGGTTTTGGATTATGTGATCTGACTAATAGATGGACAGACACAACAGAAGAAGCTGAATACTTATACGAACTGCCTAACGGATACGGAGGTCACATTTAATACTATTATGAAAATAGAATTTGAAATAACAGAACAAGATTATAGAGATATACAAACTATATATAATGGATTAAGTCAGGCGAGTTGGTATATTGCGGAAATTGTAGGGCCAAGTCATTTAGAACAACATCATAATGATATGTTAGATAGCATAGATGTTGCTCAAGAGTGGTTAAATAAGATTAGCATATCCTCTGATGAAGACACAAATAATAATTAAATAAAAAAATTAAAATAAACAATTATGGATTTAAAAAACGAAAAGATTTTTGACGCATTGTACAATACTAACACAGCTTGGTCTGTACAAAAAGAACCATTGTTTACACAAGATGGAAAACAAACACAAAGTTATGGTCTATTTAGATCTGACAACAACGCCTGGTTAAGTACAGTAGGCGAAAGATACGTTCCTATGCAGAACGAAGAACTAGCTGAAATTATGGTTAGAATACAAGACAGGTTTGGTGGTAACATCAAAGGTGATGCTATGGGTAGAATAAATGGACAAAAAGTCTACTACCAATTGTCATTAGAAGATTACAACATTAATGGTGACACTTTAAAACGTCACATTACTTGTCTTAACTCACACGATGGCTCACATTCTATTGGGTTTGGTTCTACCAACACAGTTATATCATGTTCTAACACTTTTCACATGGCTATGAAAGACTTATCTAAGTTTAGACATACTATGAGTGCATCGCAAAGATTACAGTTTGCTGTAGACGAGTTTGAAAAAGCTCTTGTTCTTGACGACAATCTTATGCTTACATATAAAGCTATGAACAGAGTTTCTGTTGATCAAACTATGATAGAGTCTGTAATGAATAAAATATTCAAAGTAGATATGAATAGTAAAGCATCAGACAATTCTACACGTAAGAAAAACCAAATTAGTGACTTTGGCAAAGCTTTGTCACACGAACTTGAAGCAAAAGGTAATACCCTTTGGGGACTATTTAACGCTGTAACCTATTATACGAATCACATTGATAATAAAGGTGAAGAAAATCTTATGACAGGTTCTGGTTATAAAAAGAACTTGATAGCTTTTAAAACCATTGAAGATAAGTTAATGGAAAAAGGAATGTTAATTAATTTACAAGAAGTATAATGGATATTAAAGAACACAAAGTAACTGTAGCAAACTACGACTGTTATTCAGAAAATGAATACGAATATGATGACTATAGCTATGAAATGGTGGCTGCGCTAAAAGATATGAGTTGTAGCGTTTGGGATGTAGAAGTCAAAAACGGCAACTGGCGCGGACAAACAGGATACATGACATCAAGTGATCCTGAAAAGATAGCAGACGCATTGCTTATGCATGACGGAGACTGTCGCACAGAAGTGTGGATGGATGGTGATGGACTCTCAGGAGTCTGTTACCACCATGACGCACCTACTGGATCTTGGTTTACAATTAAAATTAATAAAGATGAGTGTACATGATTTTAAGTGGCAAACAAAACATCCACTAACAGAAGAAATAAAAAAAATACCATTAATTAAGTACGAAGATGTACCTGATATAAATGATACTGAAAAGTATAATTGGGTGCTAGTTGGTACAGAAAAATATGGTAGAAGTATGTATTGTACTAAAACTAAGATAAGACGTTCACAAACAATGGGAGAGTTTTATCAAGGTGGAATAGTAGATTAAACTAAAACAAAGATGAGTAAAATAGATGATTTATCAAACTATGTAACTGTTAATGGTTGGAAGTTTGAATTAGTTAAACAAGACGTGAATGATGTATTCTATCAATGTCGTGGTGCAACAATGTACGATGACTATCACGATCAAGTACCAGAGCCAGAGCTTTGGGTAGCGGCAATGAAGCTAGAAACAATTTTAACCAAAGATGGTTATAATGTAAACGCTGATCACAGCGAAAAAGGTTGGGTTGAAGTAACTCTAAATTTATAATTATGAAAATGTTTAAAATAGAAGTTTCAAGAACATATACTACTGAAGTATATGTAAAATGTGAAGAAAAAGAAACAGTAGAAGATGTATTAAATGCATCACCTCCTCACCCGAGTTCTTCGTTAACACAAGAAATGATGTGGGACACACAAACAAATTTGTGGGATCATATATTTGACGAAGAAATGGAGCAATGCAATATTACAGAACAATATACTACTGTTGATGAATCATATAAAACAGGGCGTATAAAAATTATAGATTTAGATAAACAATTAAAAAATTAATTATGGGAACAAGAAGTTTAACAAAGATCATACAAAGATATGATGACAATGAGGAAAAAGTATTAACAACTATGTATCGTCAAATGGATGGATACCCAGAAGTACATGGAGTGGATTTAGCTACATGGCTTTATCCTTTTAATATAGTAAATGGTATCGGTCTCGATGAAAAAAGGCAAATAGCAAATGGTTCTGATTGTTTAGCAGCACAAATGTTTGCTCACTTTAAAAATGGGCCTGGAGGTATTTATTTGATGCATCCAGACATTGCAGACTGCGGAGAAGAATATATATATTATATATATGTTCATCATGATGACATAACAATTAAAGTTTATGACACTTATGATGAAAAAGTAATCTTTAAAGGTGAACCACGTAAATTAATAGAAGAATATGCCTAATTGGTGTTGGAATAATTTACAGGTAACGTGCACAGAAGAGCATGTTGCTGAACTACAAAATTTTGTAGAAAAATCCACAAGTATCAAAGATAAAGAGTTCTCTTTTGAGGGAACTTTACCTAGAGGTGATCGTGAAGACTGGTATAACTGGTCTTTAGATAACTGGGGCACTAAATGGGATGCGTGTGAACCATATATAAATGAGTCAGAAGCACAATGTTTTGACGTTACTTTTGATACAGCGTGGGGCCCACCATGCAATTGGATTCAAAACATTATGCATAAGTATAAAAACCTAGAGTTTGAACTTGAGTATGATGAACCTGGCTGTTGTTTTGCTGGTATCTTAACAGCACACGAAGCAGAAGACATTTTTATTGATGACTATAGCGACACAGATTCAGCATCTGAATGTTGTGAAGCTAAAGTTTATTATGAAGGTGACGATGATTACACTTTAACAGAAGATGATATTAATGGATCTTATCCTACAGATTATCAATGCTCTAAATGCAAAGAAGAGTGTGAAACTATTATGCTTAGAGTTGATGATATTAAATAAAATTAATTAAATTTAACACCCCAAAATTATGAGATGCACGATGAATTGATAACATACGAGTTGGAAGCAGCTCTTTTAGGTAAACTTATAACTCATCCTGAACTTTACTATGAAAATGCACAGAAATTAAGCCCTAATTTATTTAAGGATCAGTTTCATAAAAGCATATATGAAAAGTTTTTGGTTATGCAAGCAGAGCAAAAGGACATAGATTTAGTTTCTATGTCTGCTGCTTTGTCTTGTGATAGCAATCAAAGAGTTAGACTTACTAGTATACTTACAAGTGAACAGCACTATGTAAGTTCTATTAAGTCTTGCGTAAATGAATTGCATGAGCTAAGTAAAAAAAGAAGTTTGCATACGCTTATACTTGAAGCAAGTAATAAGTTTCACAACAACGAAGAAGCAGATGAAATTATATCTTATATGAATAAGATTAATGCTAAGCTAATGGTTGTTGAAGATGGTGACATAGCTGACATACATAGTCAAATGAAATATTTTCTTAAAGATATTGACAAGAGAATAGCAACAGATGGTATTGTTGGTGTGTCCACAGGATTTAATAGTCTTGACGAATTTACTGGCGGTTGGCAAGAAACAGATCTTGTTATAATTGGTGCAGCGTCATCAATGGGTAAAACAAGCTTAGCTTTAAATCTTGCCTATAACGCAGTAAATTTAGCTGGAGTACCAGCATTAATATTTAGTTACGAAATGTCTGTTAATCAGCTTATAATGCGTCTTGTAGCGCTTGAGTCTGAAATACCTATTAGGTGGATACAGAATGGACAGCTTAATGATGAGGATTTAAAAAGAATCCAAAACACGGCTAGTAACATTATGGATAAATCCATATACATTGACGAGTGTAAACAAACGTCTTTGAATTATTTATTATCTAAAACTAGACAGTATGTACATAGCTGCGGTATTAAGCTTGTGTTTGTTGACTACCTTCAACTTGTCACAGCAAGTACAGGATCAAAAGGAACTAGAGAACAAGAAGTCTCCAAAGTTGCTAGAGCACTTAAAAACTTGGCAAAAGAACTAAACATTACTGTTGTTGCGTTATCGCAACTAAACAGAGGTGTTGGTTACAGAGCTGAAAGTAAACCTACTTTATCTGATCTTAGAGAATCAGGCGAAATAGAACAGGCTGCTGACGTTGTTGCGTTAGTATACAGGCCTGAGTATTACGGTATAAATACCGATGAAAACGGTGAGTCTACAGAAGGTCTTGCGCAGATTATATTTGCCAAAGGACGTAACATTGGTGTAGGTACTGTTAACCTTAAATTTATCAGCGAATTGACTAAATTTAGAGAGAATACTTTAGATTTTTAGAGTAATTTTTAGTAATTTAGCTCATGTCTGAAAACACAAAACTAAGGAAAATAATTACAGAAATTGCACTTGATTTAGGATTAGATAAAAAGCTAGTTAGGCGAATACTTATATCAGTATTCAAAGAAATTGGCTTTGCTATCATACTAAGAGGTCGTCCTGTTATGTTCAGGAAATTTCTGAAAATTGTATTTGCAATACGTGCTGGTAAAAAGACACACGAAATGTTTAATAAATATGAAACACGAAAGAAATGACAAAATTAAAAACAGTTAACATTAAAGGTAAAGAATACGTTGAAGTTAACGAAAGACTAAAACACTTTAGATCTACATTTAAAGGCTGGTGTTTAACATCAGACGTAGTAGATTTAAGTGAAACTCGTTGTGTAATCAAAGCTACAATCTTTGATGAAAACGGAAACATACGTGCGACTGGTCATGCGTATGAAAAAGAAGGCTCATCCTTTATTAACAAAACAAGTTTTGTAGAAAACTGTGAAACATCAGCTTGGGGACGTGCTCTTGCTAATCTTGGTATTGGCTTAGATACATCCGTAGCTTCCTTCGAAGAAGTGGCTAATGCTGTAAAGCAACAAGCTGCACCAGCAGTCAAACCAACACTTGATGAAACTAAATTTAACAATATGCTTAAAGCTATTGAACAAGGTAAAGGTGATGCTGTAAAAGCTAAACTTTCACAATACGACATACCAGAACATATGTTGACAGTAATAAACGAAAATTTAAAATCAAAGTAATATGAGTAATATAGTAGCATTTAACTTAGCTTCTTGCAAGGCAGGAAAAACTAACATTACAAAAGAATCTAAATGGTTAAAAGAAGGCGCACATAGATGTCAAGTTCTTAGCCTTAGTAATTCTAAAGATAGAGACGGTTATAGCGGAGCTCCATACTTAGAGTATGAAGTTGTTAATGAACGTGGTGAATCGGGTAGAGCAAAGTTTTGGGTAGTTAGAGATACTGACTCACCTAAATCAGCTGAATGGAAAACTAGTACGTTACATGAGTTTCTTGTAAACTGTGGCGTAGCTGTGTTTACAGATGATGCTAATGCTATACAAGAACCAATTGGATCTTGGGTTAACATCTGTTTTACTTACGAAGAGTACATGACTCTTAAAGACGGACAACCAGTTAAAAGAAAAGCTATACGTTATAGATGGTCAAGTCAAGACGGAGGTAAAATTAAGTATGATGCTAAATACAACAAACCTATTTCACCTTTAGACGAAGAAACGTACATCAAAGAAAATTCAGCAACAGCTATTAATGCAAGTGTTGAAGATGATGGTGATTTACCGTTTTAAATAAAATCTGTATTTTTGGGGACTAAACATCCCCAATTATATGGAAATATTCATACCAGGCAATGTGCCTTCAAGTAAAAATTCTAAAAGATGGACAGGTAAAATGTTGATCAATTCTAAAACAGTTATGAGGTATATTAAATCTAGTCAAACTGACTACATTATTAATAAACCTAAGTTTAAAGAAATGTGTCAAGATAAAACTTTTACTGTTACTGTATCTTTTAAGTTTATAAGAGGGAGCAAACATAAATTTGATTATATAAACCCAGCTCAAACAGTACAAGATCTTATGGTTAAAAACTTCTGGATAGAAGATGATAACTGTGACTTTATGATACCTTGTTTTGAGCCTTATGAATATGACAAAGAAAATCCTGGCGTAATCATAAAATTATTATGAATGTATTAACAGAATTTTTAGATTCTTATTTAACTTCGGTTAAAGCTAATAAAGATGAATTTATTTCTAAATCTAGAAAAAGAAACCTAAATGATCTACGTATAATTTATTGTGCAGTAGCTAGATTAGAAGGTAATTTTGGATTAAAAGAAATTGGTGACACTATTAATAGGGATCACGCAACTGTAATTCATGCAGTTAAAAACTACAATGCTTTAAGTGATGTAGATAAAAAATTTAAAGAAGATTATTCTAAAGCTAAACATATTTTTAGATTAATTAATCCAGACCATTCTTGGCCTGAACATATACATTGTATTATTGACACAATGTGCTTGTCTAATAACAAGCTAAGGAAATTAATAGCAATAAAAGATGCTAGAATTTCTATAAACGAAGATGAAATATTATCTTTGAAAAATAAAATTAACAATTACAAATTAGAATTTAATGGAAACAGCTAAAACAAAAAAGAAAGTAAACATTGATGGTAAACAACAAAAAGTAGATCACAATGTGTATTTGGTATTACAAAACCTTACAGAAGCTTTAAAGCAACACGAGATTGCTCTTATGACTTGGGTGCACAAAGTATACAATGAAAAGAAAAAGCATAATGAAGAAGAAAAAATGCTACACGATTATTGTATGCAAATACCAGATGCAGCAGGAATACTAACCAGAATGAAAGCTATAGATGAAGAAGTTAAGTCAAAAGGAAATAATGGAAGCGGAGATCAGAGTACAAATGGAGAAAGTAACTCTCCTTCTGATAGCTAAGAACAAAGCTTACGGAAACTCAGCTACGGAACCAGCAAATATCTTTTCTAAAGGTAATGCTGTAGATAGTATTTGCGCACGTATTGACGATAAGTTAATGCGAATCAAAAATAAAGGAATCAACGAAAACACTTTAGATACTATAGATGATCTTATTGGATATTTATGTTTGCTTAAAATAGCGATTAATAAATAATATAATTATCTTTGTAACACTTCTAGGGCAGTTCTGCCCTTGTGTTTTCATAGTTTTAGTTAGATGTCGAGATCCCAATTTATTGGGATTTTGACTCTAATTACTATACATTATGGAACCAATAGAATACTGGCAAATAGACAAAATAGAAATAATATTAGAATTGTGTCCTTATGACGAAGACTACAAGTCACATATTATAAATACATTACCTAAAACTAAAGAGGAGGCTAATGAACTTTACAACAAGCTATGGCTTGATCATATACCACGTGATCCTAGAGATCAATTTAATAAAATGATGAGTATGAAAACATTAATAAAAACAGACTTTAAATACGAATACGTTTGTAATGATTGTGAAGAAAACTGGATAAGCAGCACAAAAAATACTCTTTGCACTTGCTGTTTAAGCCCTAATATTAACGAAATTACAAATGAGTAGAATAGAAGAAGAGCAAACAATAGATTTAGCTTTAGCAATAGCTATGTTTAGATGTTTTCATGAACAGCTTTACAACCTTAAGGGTGTACACTCGCAAATTCTGAAAAAAAAGTTTAATAAACTTATTAATATTGCTAGACAATACGAAGATGAAATAATTAAATCAACTGATAGCGTTGATGAGATTGATATAATCTACGATGAACTAATGGACGTAGTAATAGCTATGAAAAAAACAATAATTAAAGAAACTGAAAATGAGTAAAAATACAATTGTCTTTGAAGGCGGTATAGACAACATTAGAACTCTTGCCGATAACTCTGTTAGAGTATCACTAGGAACTCCTGAGTTAACGCCTGAAACGGTAGGAAATATGTATGGTATGCTAAAACAACCTGGTTATGTTGTTATATCTACTATGCCTATATCACAAAAACAACTAGACGCTGTAGAAGGAGCTACAGTTGATAGAGAATTTGAAAACAAAACGCCTTCACAAAGAATGCGTAATGTTCTTTATGTTCTATGGGAACAACAGCAACCTAAAGAAACAAGCCCTGAAGGCACAACTACTTATGTAGACTTTGATTTGTTTTACAAAAGAAAAATGACTGAATTAATAAATTTTATTAAAAATAAACTATCATGAATTATAGCAGCGTAACAAATAAGTTTACAAAACTAAAAAGTTTTAAAGTTAAGGTTAAGTGTTTTTATGCAAAATTACTTCATGATATGGGGTTTAGTGTTAAAACAATTTCAAAACATTTAAAACTAACTGAAAGCAGAATATATCAATATCTTAAAAAATGATAACTAAAGACACTAGGAAAACTTTTAAAATCAGAACGTCTGGTAGATCAACTGATTTTATTAGTCCTAGTTTTGGACACGGTTGCTTGTATGATTGTAGCTATTGCTATATGAAAAGACACAAGCCTACAGGATTGAGTATTGCTACAAACTCTAACGATATACTTACAAGTATAAATAATCATGCTTATTTTGCTTTGGTAGATAAGCCAAATCAAACACATCCTGAACATATAACATATGATATAAGTTGTAATGAAGACTTTGCTTTGCATGCTAAGTATCATGACTGGGAAGATATATTTGATTTCTTCAAAAATCATCCTATAGCTATGGGTAGCTTTGCAACTAAGTATGTAAATCCGTATTTAACTACATTTGATCCTGAAGGAAAAATACGCATAAGGTTCAGTCTAATGCCACAAAAAATGGCAGATATACATGAGCCTAATACATCTAAAATAATTGATAGAATTAAAGCTATTGATGCCTTTATTGATGCAGGTTATGATGTACACGTAAACTTTAGTCCTGTTATTGTATATGACAATTGGCTTAAAGATTACGAAGATCTTTTTATTATGTTAGATAACTATGTAGAATACAAAGACATTGTTAAAGCTGAAGTTATATTCTTAACGCATAATGCTAATAAACATATTGTTAATCTATCTAGATTAATTGATACTGAAGAACACTTATGGAAACCAGAAATACAGGAAACTAAAACATCACAATATGGTGGTGAAAACATTAGGTATAAACATACTTTAAAGCGTGAGTTTATTAAAGATTTTGTAGATTTGCACGACAAAATTATACCCTGGAACACGATAAGATATATATTTTAATGAAACCAAGAAAACCAAAACTATCTTTAGTACTAGAATATTTGTTTATGTACTTTGGATTTTTAACAATTATGTTGAGTATTTTATACAATATATTTAAGTAATTGTTATATTAGCAAAGTGACTGGATCACTTTAACTCCTGACGTTCTTAACACTATCATCGGTTTGATAGTGTGGACATAATTCTATTAAATGACTTTTTTTCAGATTATTTATTTTAGAATTAGTTCAATTTGGAAGTTAAAGCCTAGGGAGTAATCCCTGGGCAATAACTAAACATACTATGAAAACAATATGAACCATCCTCAAGATAAAATAACAAAAACTATATCTAATTATAAAAATTACGATATGTTTGAAATGTACTTTGGATTTAAAAGTGATAAATTACAGGTAAAACGAGATCGTTCCAATCGTGACAGATATGGAGCTAAAGCTAAAAAATTATTAAAACAAGAAAATGAAAAAAGAAACGCACAAGTTGCTTAAACAAGCACATTTAATTATTAATAGCGCAACTGGTATTGATATAAATAAAACAACATTAGAAAACGCAAAGCGTGAAGCTAGAAAAGTTTATAGGAAAATCAAAGATGTTGATCCTGCAATATATAATGTAATTGAACCAGAAATTGGAGAATAATATAATTGTAGTTTGGCCTAGTTAACCTCAACATTATAGTTTAACTTAGCCTGAACACCATTGAACTTACTCCATACAAATGCAGAGGCTCTCTTTGTATTTCCAACAAATCCTTTGGTATCATGCCATTCGTCTGTAGCCGTCATAGATGATAAATTTCTTACAGTCAGTCCATTTAATTCTTCTACAGCTTGCATCTTATATGCTTTATTAGTGTGTAAATGCCCTCTATGCACTTCTACGTGCCTTACACTACTCCATATATCTCTATATCTTTGAGAAACAATTCCAGGTAAATTATTTATTTTAGCTCCATCACCATGATCATTTATAATTAAACATGTACCATATTGGTACGCTTTCATCATAGATGCAGAGTTATCTACTGTTACATTACCATTATTTTCGTAACAGACTTCTAGCGCATCTCCAATATGCATCATTGATTCTTTATCATGATTACCTGGTATTACTACTACATGAACTTCACTAACATCCAATAACATATTAATACATTCTACTAACAACTTTCTACCGCTTCTATACATTTCTATATGTGAATCAGTATTTGATTGTGGCGTACCCTTAGTTGTACTAGCAATAGGAAAGTCTCCATCAGAGTTTAAAAAATCATTACCTACTACAAACAATATTTTATCTATATAAAATCCACTTGCACGTTTAACTAGATGCTCCAAAGCTTTTAACATTCTGTTTCTAGCTATATCTAAACTATACCTATCTCCTTCTATCCCTATCTTACCTAAATGTAGGTCGCAAGCATTAATTTCTAATAGGTGTGGATCATCATCTTTATAACTAGATGGTCTAATTATTTCTCTAGGTACTGAATCAAAAAGAGGAACTAAGTCTTGAACCAGCTCCTCTCTTATCTTTTGTATATTCATTGTAGGATCAATACGCTTTAACCAAGCTTTTGTCCTAAACATTGGTATTGTTATTGGTCGTTTAGCTTTATCAAAGCCTGTAACTTCATAAGTTCCTATGTCGTACTTATCTACTTCCCAAACATTTAAATTTACATTACAAGCCTTTAAAAGGTCATCTAACGACTTAACCCTTTTACTATCCTCACAGGTTACTACAGCACCATCTTTATTTTCTTCAAAATTTGTAGTTTCTTTGCTATGTTGCGGATTAATTTTATCCCTTAATCCTCTAGCTAAACTCCTTATTACTTCGTAATTAGTGTCAAATAATTTAGCTGTATTAGCGTATTTAGAATTTAAAAATTCTGGATTAGCTAATAAATATTCTTTTATTTTATCTGTATCAACTTTTTTCATTAAGAAAATAATTTTTCGTTTTCATATTTAGGGCCATATCCATGTTGTGATTTGAGCTTAACATGAATCGGTACCAATATTAAATTCTTTTTCTTATTTCCTAGCTTACTTAACACTTTTTTTATTAACATTTCATTGTTAATAATGTCCTTAGATGTCCAACCTTTACAGATAACATCTTTTACTATAACTTGATTTTTTTTCTTAGGATGTTCTAGAGTCCAATCTGTCATCCAGATAGGTAATTTGTTTTCCATTATTTTATAATAGTAAGATCCACAATGCCAATATCAGTTGGTTTGTGTGCATACAAATATATAGTTTTCTTTTTGGATGCGATTTTAACATCTCCTAAATGAGCAGCATTTCTTAATGATGCTTGATTACTCGTTACTTCATCTGAAGATAAGGTGGTATTAGCTCTTAAATCATATTGATGTAATAGATATACAGTATTTGGATTGTTTTCTAAAAGTTGATTTCTATTAACTCCGTATTCTTTATCTAAATCAAAAGTAGATAGTAATATATTTACTCTGGCTAATTCTGTTGTACTTCTATTTAAAATTAAAACGTCTTGTAATTTTGCATTTACACTACTATCAAATATTTTAATATATCTATCAGAACTTGTATTAGTTAAAAATGGTAAATTTTTTACAACTGATATATCACTGTCTTCTATTTCTTGTTGCGCTACAGTCGTAACATTTGTAGATGTAGGTCTAGGTGTATATACACTTGAAGTAGGTCTATAAGGTTTAGAGCTTAAATTAGGCTGAAAACTTTGTTGTAAAAATTGATCTGTAGATTTTTTTTCTAACTCTTTTTTTTGAGTTGAAGTAATAGTTTTTTTAGATTTAGCTTCATTTATAGAAGATCTATATTTGGTCATAGTCCGTATACTTAATAGTTACCTCTTGTCCTTTTTTAATTGCATTTGCAATATTAGGATAGATGCGTTTATAAGCATTATTACTTTTACCTACAAACCCATCTTTTAAAATAATATTATTTTCTTGTGAATCACCAACAATTAAACATCCAGCAGTATGCTCATCAGTATTTCCAGTATGTATAAGAATATACTCAAAGTTAGGAACGTCAACGATATGAAGCATACCAATGTGAAAAGCACCGTATTTTTTAATATATCTGTTATGAAATCCACCTTCTTTTCTAAGTTGTATGTTATACGTTCCAGCAGGTATTCTTGTTTCACCTTTAACTTTTAAAGCTCTAGCTTCGTCTTCTAGTGTATAACAAATAAATTTTCTGCCTATATCTGTAAGCTCAAAAAGCAGACCGTGTGTACAATCTGCTTGTGAGCTAAACCTTAATACCTCCAAACGCATTAGTCGTCAGTATTAATACCTGTATTAGGGCCATCGCAAAGTAAAAATTGTACTTTTTGCGCAGCTGTAGTTGCAGCTAAATCTAAATTATTTGAAGCATCACCTGCTCCATCAATGTGAATTGGAGAAAACATAAACTCTCCTGGTTTTAGATTTGCAATAACATCACCGTCTGGTTTTACGGCTACAGGATAATCTGTATCTACATTTTTTATAAATGCAAATAATGCATCTTTGTGATGTCTAGCTAAATTTACAGTAGTATCACTTGTACCGTCAGTTAAAATTTCACCTGTACTTATTGCACCAGAAGTAGTGTCAGATAATGTTGTAAAACTAGGGCTAAAAGTAAATACAACTGATCCAGTACTATCTGTTAGTGTAAAATTACCTGATACGCTTACGCTTGTTGCTTGAGTTGCCATGTATATATATTGTTAAATTATGCTTCTATTTCTACAGCAAAATATTCTGCTGTTACTGTACCTCCAAGCCCTCTAGCTGTAGTTGTACCTGTTCCACGAATTATAGTAAATAAAAACTCACCTGGCTTTAATACACCTATTAAGTCATTATCACTTGAAGCTCCTTCATAAACTTCAACTTTGTTAGTGTCGTCCATGTTTCTAACATAAAGTATTCTACCAACTCCAGGTGCTGCCATAATAGTTGCATCACCATCTGTTGCACAATCAATTCTTCCTGATGCAATTTGATCTACTCCAGTTATATTAATTGTAGTTGTACCACTCATGCTAGATGTATAACCTGTAGCTGAAGTAGCACTCATGGTTAAAGATCCGTTAAATGTATAGTTTTGTGCCATTTTATTTATTTTTTACAAATATAGTTTAAATATTAATAATTTCCTATATTACCATTTGTGTTATTTATGGTAGTATCTTCTTGAAACCCTGATGATGCAGTAGATGCTTGCCCATGTGTAGCACCACCCATATAACCAATAGCACCATTGTATAAATGAGTATGATAACCCACTAAGTTATTTTGTGCAGCATACTCTAAAGCTTCTGCTACTGTACTATACAAAGGAACTCCGTCTATTGTTGTTAATTGTGCCATTACAATAATTCTTTTAATTTAGAACATTTTTCATATTCTTCAGCTAATATAAAGTACTCAATCATACTATCAATAGTACTATCCCAATAATCATCTTGCTCCATTTTTTCTGGATCAAAGGCTAAGTATATAGGTTGATTTGGATGTTTGCTTATTAGCTCATCTATAGTAGCAAAATCAATAATAACTTCATAAGCATTATTCATTGCTAATTCTAATTCTTTATCCATGCTGTTCGTTTAATCGTGACATTCTTGCTCCACAACAACACATATTTTTTTTAGCGGTTTGACCTCTATAGCTACCACCATGTCCGTATTTACTTACTCTTCCTTTAGTATTTTTTTCTTTCTTAGCTTTAGCTTTATCAGCAGGGCTAAGTTGACTCCAAGTTTTAGGAGTGTCTTTAGATATTTTTTTAGTAGGTCTAAAAGTATTTTCTCCTTTACTGTAATCTTTATTACCTTTAGGAGTTCTCCAGTCTTCCTTAAACCATCTTTTAAGTGCAGCACCTTTAGCTGTTTTACGAACCGCCATAATTAATCTAATTGTCTAAGTTGACCACCATTTTTATATTTCATACCCTTATTAGCTTTAGGCTTAGAGTGTCCATATCCTTTCTTTTTTAAATCTAAATGATCTTGCATAGTATTAGCCATTACGCTTTTACCGTCTTTTGCATACATCATATGCTTTTTAAAACTTTTTTTCATGATATATTAATCTAATTGTTGATACATACCTCCGTCAGAATATTTCATTCCTTTAGAAGCTTTCTTTTTACTTTTATTTCCCCAATTTGATACTCCTACTTTACGACATTTAGCCATTGCACCACTTCTATAAGCTGATGTTTTTGGTCCATATCTTGATACTACTTTATTATAACACGCGTCTTTTGGCATAATTAATCTAATTGTTGAAACCTACCACCTTGATCGTGACAATTCCATTTTTTTAAACTTAAACTTAATCTATCTTTACCAGTATTGTTACTAGGTTTTTGTCTTTTGCGCATTCCTTTCATTCTAGCACAAAAAGAACCTTTTCTTTTTTTTCTTTTACCTTTAGGTTTATCTTCAGTAACAGGAGCTCCTACACCTGCGCTCCTGCGACCTTTAGCGTTTAAACCACCAGAAGGACTCTTACCCTCTTTTCTTTGCCATACAGGAGTCTTAGCCATCTTTATTTTCTTTATTTTTATTTGAGCTACCACCAAAGAAAAAATCTACAATAGTATTAACTTTAGCACTCATTGCTCCAAAGATAGTAGAAATAAAACTAATTTCAAATTCTCCTAAGTTAATATCTCCCAAAATAAAATGATTAAACATTACAAAACTAATTCCAAAATATGCAACAGTAAATAAAATAGCTAATGCTTTTTGTATAATAGCATCATCTTTATATAGCTCTCTTGCAGACTTACGATCTTCTACTTCTTTAGCAAATGCCTCACGCTCTGCGTCTAATAATACTTTTTGTATAGCAAGCTTAGCTTCGTCTCTTTCTTTATCAGTTGTAATAACTTTATCTAATATGCCTTCTGCGTTGTCTAGTACCTTGCCAAACAAACCGCCTAATAAATTATTAAGAGCCACAGTTTTCGCAATCTTCTTGATTAGTAATATTACAAGTAGGTTGATCTAATTTTTCTAAAGACTCTGTCCAAGCTTTAAAAAATTCATCTGTACCAGTATGATCTTGTGTAATGCAAACACAATTTTCTGCTTCACAATTAGGCTTACCACAATGTATTTGTTTTTTATTCTCGTCCATTATTGTATAATTATTTTTGTTGTTAAATTTAAATCTTCTTTATTTATTTCAATTAAATAAAAACCTTGTTTAAGTTTTATGCTAAAAACATTATTAGATTCTAATACTAATTTACCTACAGAATCGTATACTTTAATATTTATCTTTGATGCAAAATTAACTACACCTGTAGATGGATTAGGATAAGGTAAAATACCCATTCTTTCAAACATTGCTATATCTGTAGGGCCCGTCCAACCATCTGCACAATATGCATATAATCCATCACATCCCTCATCCCATGTTGTATTACAACAATAAGGATCTACTGAGATAACCCATTCAAAACACGCATTAGGCACATAGTATATATCACCAGAATAACACCCAGCAGAGTAATAGCAAGTACTGTC